ACCGTGTATAACATTTTCTTCATCTGTTGCTACTAATAATACCCAAGTACCGTTTGCTAAAAAAGCTTTAATCTGGTCAATTGTATAGTCGCCAGAGTCATATTTATTTGCTTTAACAAACAACTCTTCAACCAACGCCCAAGTCTGGTGAAAATAAGCTGTGTTGACTGGTTGAACTGTTAAAGTCATGTTTTATATTTAGCCCGTTTCTTACGATCTATAGACATTAGTCCACCTGCTCGCCCACCGCCAACAGAATTTCCTGCTTGCGCCGCCGCTGCCGCCGCTGCATCTGCCTTAGCTTGATTAGCCTGAGCTGTTACTGCATCAGCAACTGGCGTATTTAAAACTAAATTATTTACAGCAGGTGGTCTGTAGTAAATTCCAGGATCGCTATAGTTGTACTGAGTATTTATTGTTGGAGGGGGTGCAACGCCTAGTTTCTGACCACCAATATAGGCTGTATTAACAGTGCCAGGACTTAGACCTGTAGCAGCAATTACTTGATTTACAGGAATACCCTTATTTATTAATGCTTGCCCAAGTTCTGCGCCTTTACCTGGATTATTTCTTGTAAACTCTTCTGCAAATGACCTAACTTCTGCATCTGACATAGCACCTGAGGTTGCTGGTCTTGCATACTGCCCCATCATTTGACCGTACAAATCTTGTAAACCTTGGTCAGAATATGGGTTTATTGTTGATGCTGGCATATTAGCAATACCTAAAGGTCTTGGTACAAAGCTTGGTCTATAAGCCGCTATGCTATTACTAGATGCTTCATTAAATTTTTGTTGCGCCTCATATAGAGCTGCAACTTCATATAACTGTGCTGGAGTTATACCGTATTTGCTCATTGCACCTTGTTTAGACTCTTCTAATGAAAAACCTTGAGCCATTGATGCTTTTATGGCATCTAAAATTTGTTGATTTGTAAACGTTGGTTGAGTAGTTGTAGGGTTTGTAGTGGTAGTTGTGGTTCTGGTTCTGTTTTGTGAATTATATAAATCTGCTATTGCATATAAATCTGCATCAGTTGCACCATAAGTATTTCTTAGCTCTTGCTTAGCGGCTTCTAATGGCCTGCCAGCACTCGTTAATCCTAGAAGAAGAGTTAAATATTCTTGGGGTGTACGTATTTGTCTTTGGGTAACAGTGTTAGCAGTGTTAGCAGTTGTCCCTACATTTCTAGCAGGACCTGCAGGATCGCCAATGTTTCCACCTAAACTTGCTCCACCAGCATAAACCTGTGCAATAACATCTGCGCTTAACCCTGTAGCGGCGGCGGCGGCTTCTGGACTTACACCAGATGCAATTAACGCAGCACCAATCTGTGCACCAGAATATCCTTGGTTGTAAGCATTTTGAATGTTAGTTGCTAACGGTCCACCGTCATTATATCTAGCTACACCGCCCTCAGCGTATCCAGCTATACCGCCAGATGCTGCAGTTTTAACGGGAAGATACTTATCAGCTTTAATTTCTGGGGCTTGTTCTTTTGTACCCGTGCGAGCCATGCGAATTTTATCCATCATTTTGTATAGTTTCTTGGCGCCAGCATCCGTAGAGCCGTTACCTAAATGCGAAACCACATCAGCCGGGACAACAAATTCTCCATCAGCCAACCGTGCTGGTTGTTTTCCAGCAATAGAAGCAGGGATAGAATCAGACATACCATCCCCAGGTCCTTCCAGCATTCTTCCGCCATCAGAGTAACCTCCTAGGTTATAACCCATAACGCCACCTTCAGCGGCTTCTTCTATCTCAGGAGTAGCGCCTCTAACATCTCCAAGACCCCTAATAGAAGTTTTAGGAAGCGGTACAGTTTTAATGCCAGCACCTTTGCCAGCTTTACCCAAACGAATCATTGAAGCTGTTAACGCATCTTTTCTAGCTGTGTCTACGTCAGTATCTCTAAATATACCTACATCAGGAAAATAAGAAGAAGGGTTTGTAGACAGGTGTTTTTGTTTTTGAGCTTCTTCTCTATCTTGTCTATCTAAATAGTCTTGCAATACGTTAACTTGCCCTTTACTTCTATAACGAGCAATACCACCCGAAGCCATGTCTACACCAGCTTCATCATCGTATGAATTCATTACACCGCCTGCTGCTGCGTAACTTGGGCGATAGTATGGATTGGGTCTTGGAGCCTCGTAAGCCTGATAGTTAGGGCTTAATTTATAGCCTTTTAAGCGTCGGTCGTACTCATCTTCTTGGTACCCCGCTGGACCTGCTGGTTGATCTGCAGATAAAAGAGGCAGCGCAGCGCTACCTATAGTGCCAATGTTACTTGAAGCAAACTGACCTGCGGCTGGTAGGCTAGAACTAGCTTCTTTAAGCCCCCTAGATACATTGCTTGACATGGTAGCACCTGAAGCACCTTGCGCTCTGCCAGCGGCAGCAATAACATCTTGGGGGTTAGCCCCAGGAGCATTTAATGCACCCTGATAGCCTTGTAAAGTTTCCGAAGTTAACCCTTTGAAATTATTGGGATTTTCTAAAAACTTTTGAGCCGCTTGAGCATTAACCGATTGAGTGCTTGGTAAGCCCCCCGCTGGCATATTAAAACCTGTTGTACCCATCTCTCTAGCAAATTCACCTGAAGTTACGCTAGGGTTAAGGCTTTGTAAATTAGCTGTTGCAGCTTCGCCCAAACTTGATTTAGCTGCTTCTGCCGCAGTTTCTTTAAACCCTTCTACAGCAGTTTGTTGTGCTGCTTCAGCAGCAGCCTGCCCTCCTAGGCTAGATAAACTACCGACTAATCCAGCACCACCATAGGCACCTAAACCAGCCATAAGACCTTTTTCTACGCTTCCTGTAGCTAAACCATAACCACCACCAACCATAGCAGCTGCGGCTAAGGGACCTACTCCAGGAATCATCATTAAGCCCGCACCAGCAACCATAGGGAGAATACGCTCTAAAAATCCTGCCTCAGGTAAACCCGTATCTGGGTTTATTGTTAGGGAACCACCATGGGCTAAAGCAAGCGCTTGTAAACCTTTAACCTCGCCAGGAGTCATATGGACAAGCTGAGTGTCGTTGCCACGACCGTAGGAGGCTAAATCTTGAGCGTTTGAATAGTTATTCATATAATAGTCACCGTTACCGTTCCTACACTAGCTGTTGCAAATATTCCTTGGAAGTTGTTGGTCACTATTGTGACACTGCCAACTGTTCCAGTCCCCGAAACTCCTGCTACATAAGCAAAGTTTGGCAAGACTATTTGAGTCGCTTTGGGAAAAATAAAGCCTTAATGCACCAATCAACTGCGCCATATGCTGTTGATCGTATTCGATTGGAGCCAGAGGTAAAGCTGGCGCCCGAAAGCGTTGCATTCCCATTATCTACGTCCATCAGGTCTGCCATCCAACCTAGGACTACCTAGTTGCCACTGCACGTCTAAAGCCGTAGATTCAATCTGAAGAGCCATTTGTCTAGCCCTAGCCCGCATAAAGATCTGTTCAGTATATATGTCTACGGAAGTCTCAATAACCTGCTGGGAATCTATGTTGGAATAGGCACTGCCAGGAAAGTTTCGTGGTTTTATGTACATTGTGACAGCAGGTAAAACGGCAGTTGACCCAGCAAAATTCATGTCAGGGATAATCCGCTTGGTCAAAATAAACTGATCCCCGTCTACAAGATCTGCGTCTGAAGACGCTATATAAGAGGTCATCGGCAAAATGTTGTCGTTTAAACCTTGCTCGTGGTTATATATAACGCTGTCAGCAGTCATGCTAGTCTGTACTACAAGCTGGGAGATATTGAGGGTATAAGTACCTGTTCCGCCTATGCCTGTGCCTAGAGCGGTTATCTTAGTTCCCGTAGCCACGCCTGTACCTTCAATGACGCTGCCAACTTGCAAGATACCCGCAGAAAGAGCTGATACCGTTAGAGTCGTGCCAGAGACAGACCCTGTAAAGTAAGTAGCTGTAAGGGCTTGAGGGTATTCCCTAAGTGATGAATCTGACCACGCTGTGCGGTCAATCGTGCCGTAGTACCAGATCTTTTCTAAATGGTTGTAGATGACATAAGCATTATTAACATTGCTATTTGCCGTTGGGTAGAACCACCATATTTCGTTCCAGCCTTCGTTTGTACCAGAAATAATCTGGTCGGCTTGGTTGTAGTTTAGGTTCTGAAAGACGTGATTTCTTATCGAACAAGGCAGAGTCTCTACCCGACCGCCATAGGCATAGAACTTATCATGCCCAAACCAATACGCCGTGTTATTAACTGTAACAACCGCACGGGGGCTAAGAATAGAGATATTGTCTGCCAACTCTTGCAATCCAAAAACGTCTGTAGTACCTAAAAACTGCAGCGAATTGAGTGTACCTTCAGTAAATACAAGGATCTCCTGACGGGTTGCTATAGCACAAACAATAGCCGAACCACGGGAAACTCGTAAAAAACCAGCTGAATTAGTTACTAATGGAGTCCAGACATTAGGCTGATCTTGGGTAGCAAAACGGATTAATAAAGGATCTGCCGTTCCTCCGCCAAAAGGGGTACAGCCAAACGCTATCAGATGCTTATCGTTCTGAGAGACTAAAACCTGCATTGCCTCGGCTGGCACGTCAGCTGGAGCTACACCTTCTATAGTTGTAGCAGAAAGAAGAGTAGCTCTTTCCCCCGTTCCGTCTTCATATTTCCAATAATAAATAGCTCCATTACGGATATTAGCTACAAGGTCATCGTCAAAGTTCTGTAAGAACCAGTCTTGCTGAGCAGCAAACACAGGAGCGGCTGCGCCTAATCCCCAACCAACAGTACCCCATGATCCTGCACCCCACCCGTAACCCGCAACGGCAATATCGTTTCCTACGTCAATTTGAAACTTGGCTGTAATTCCTGTTCCCCCGCCAGCGCCAGAGGATGAGGCTGCTGTAGCAACCGTAATAGTAAAAGAATTAACGTCTATATAAGTAATAATAAATTCAGTATTAAGGTTTGGTGCGGTAATACCGTTAAATGCTGTTGCGCCAGAAAAGGTTACATAATCTCCATCTGCACCGCCGTGTGCGTTGATTGTTACGGTTACGGTTTTAGATCCACTTACGGTAGTAAAGCAGTTGTTGGTTGCAGAAGAAACAAAAGTAGCCCGTATCGGCGTGATGTCATACAGAGTCTGTCCAGCCTCAATATACAGTTTCTTAGACGTTCCAAGAGCTAAGTAGTTATCCGAAGACGTAGTTATCCAGTTAAACATTTGACGGCAAACGCCTACAACCGTAAACAGCCCGTAACGCAGCCAGCCGCCTATCTTTTGGGGATAGCCAGAACGAAACCGTACCTTATCACACTCAAACCAACCACCCTCATTGGAGTAATTAGTTTGATCTTTGTTTAAACCTGGTCTGAACTGTAATTTTTGGAGTGGCACGGGTTTACCCTAAGATAAAAATAATGCTCGTTCATCGTTTCTGCGCTTGACCAGGCCAGGTAAAATCTTGCCGCCGCCTCGGGTAAATTTTAAGAACTCGTCTGCCGCCGCTTCAACCTCTCCCCGAAGAACCTTCTGACGGAGGGTTGATCGCTGTACGCCGCCCAGACCGAGATTAAAAGC